ATGTGGGAAAAGAATAAAACTTTAAATTTTTTATATAACGTATTTACTAGGAATAAAGTTGATAAAATTCTTGCAGAAGAAATTAAAAAAAATATAATAAAATAATGAATTTAATTAGAAAGATAAGTATAGGCACGGATTATAAAGATAATGCGATGCACTATTCAGTAGGACAAGAAGTATATGGAGGACACAGGATTTCTGATATACTCGAAAAAAAAGACTCGTACTGTATTTATATTACAAAAAATCAAGAAGTACTTTTATGGAAGTCTTTTAACAAAAACATGGGAATAAGCGTAGAGTATAATTTAGATTATGAATAACCCATACGCTTTTATAATACAACCCAAAGAAAACCGTTACAAAAATACCAAAAAAGTATCCGATAAAAACTTGATCCTTAATACGTCGATTAGTGACCATAGGTATGTAAGTAAAGAAGCAATCATAAAAGCTCCACCATTAGCGCTTAAAACGCATCTGGGAGAGTCTGACAACATAATAGTTCATCACAATATATTTAGGAGATACTATGATGCTCACGGAAATGAAAAAAATAGTGGTAGTTATTTTAAAGAAAATTTATATTTTTGCCATTTAGATCAAATATATATGTATGAAAAAAATAACAACTGGATAGCTATGCCGGGATATTGTTTTGTAAATCCTATTGAATCAGAAAATGAATGGGATGAAAATAAAGAAGAACCATTAAGAGGTGTAGTTGTTTATACAGACGGTTCTGATTTTATTACAAAAGAAGAAGTTGTTGGTTTTACACCTAATTCAGAGTTTGAATTTATAATAGGTGATAAAAGATTATATAGAATAAAATTAAATGATATAACAATAAGGTATGGACGCAAAGGAACAGAAAAACTCTATAATCCGAGCTGGTTATAAAGCTGTAAAAGAATTAATAAAAGTTGCTGAAGAAGAAATAATAGTAGAAGATGCAGCAGATGAATTAGCTGCGGATAGATTAAAGAACGCAGCGGCAACAAAAAAATTAGCTATATTCGATGCTTTTGAAATATTAAACAGACTAGAGCAGGAAAAAGCTATATTAGAAAATAAACCTATAGAGGATAAAAAAACTGCATTTAGCGGATTTGCAGAAAAAAGGTCTAAGTAATGAGTTATCAACAAACATTATATAAAATTGTTGAGCCTATAAAACGAACAACAATACATAGACTTAATAAAAAGAAATCTTGGGATTATGGTTACAACAAAGAACACGACGTAATTGTTATCAGTAAGACGGGTGAGATAGGAGATATATATGAGATACAAAATTTAAAGATCGCTTTACCAAAAGAAAAAGACGTGTATAGCAAGCATGATAAATGGACGCCTCATGAATACCCTAAAGAATTAAAAAATATTAGAACTATTTTCGACTGGCAAACATATCCAGAAGGATTTAAAGAAAAGTATTATGAATATATTGATAAAGAGTTTACAAAACGTGAAGAAGGTTTTTGGTTTAAAAACAAAGGTATTAGCACTTATATCACTGGCTCTCATTATATGTACCTGCAGCACTCCAAGATTGATGTTGGGAAGCCAGACTTTAGAGAAGCAAACAGATTATTCTTCATATTCTGGGAGGCTTGCAAGGCAGATAACAGGTGCTACGGAATTTGTTACCTTAAGAATAGAAGGTCCGGGTTCAGTTTCATGTCTTCAAGTGAAACAGTTAACCAAGCTACTATCACTTCCGACGCTAGATTCGGAATCTTATCGAAGACTGGTAGCGATGCAAAGAAGATGTTTACCGACAAGGTCGTACCAATATCAACCCACTACCCATTTTTCTTCAAACCAATACAAGATGGAATGGACCGCCCCAAGACAGAGCTGGCCTACCGTGTCCCCGCATCCAAACTCACAAGAAAGTCCATCACCAGTACAGCCTCATCCAAGTCCGCCACAGGGGCGCTCGAAGGGCTCGATACAACAATAGACTGGAAGAACACGGGTGATAACTCTTATGATGGTGAAAAGTTAAGATTACTTGTTCATGATGAATCAGGTAAATGGGAAAGACCAGATAATATATTAAATAACTGGAGAGTAACAAAAACAACCCTTAGATTAGGAAGTAGGATAATTGGAAAGTGTATGATGGGATCAACATCAAATGCGTTAGACAAGGGTGGTGATAACTTTAAAAAATTATACAATGACTCAGACGTTACAAGAAGAAACCGAAACGGACAGACTAGTTCGGGATTATATAGTTTGTTCATACCTATGGAATGGAACTACGAGGGATTCATTGATTCTTATGGAATACCTGTATTCAACACTCCATCCAGACCAGTTGCCGATAACTTTAACAATGACATCGAGGTAGGTGTAATAGAGCATTGGGAAAATGAAGCGGAAGGATTAAAACAAGATTCAGATGCGCTTAATGAATTTTATAGACAATTCCCAAGAACAGAAGAGCACGCGTTTAGAGATGAAACAAAGAATAGTATATTTAATTTACAAAAGATATACGAACAAATAGATTACAACGAAGACTTAAAATATTCAGGTGCTATCACAAAAGGTAATTTTCATTGGGAAAACGGCGTACAAGATAGTAGGGTGATATTTTCACCAGATACCAACGGAAGGTTTAATATTTCTTGGGTTCCTAGTTTAAATCTTCAAAATCGTGTAATACTAAAAAATGGAGGTAAGTATCCCGGAAACGAACATATGGGAGCTTTTGGTTGTGACTCTTATGATATATCCGGCACCACAGATGGAAGAGGATCTAAAGGAGCACTACACGGATTGACTAAATTTAGCATGGAAGATGCACCCTCTAATACATTCTTTTTAGAATATATTGC